GTCACCGTGTGGTAGCGAGGAAGGACTTTTCAGTCCTTCCTCGGGGGATGGCTTTGCAGGCCATCCCTTGTCTTTTCACTACAGTTCTTATCTCAGATTAGCGATGATACAGCTAAATCTGAGAGAAAATCCCCTGTCCCAAGTTCCGGTATCAACTGACCTCGGTGAATCTTTGCAGATCACCTTGAGGAAGGAGATAGGTAGGCTCAGCGCAATGGCATGCCCGTTTCCGGAAAAGTTGAGGTCGTTAGCTAGCAACAATTTCATTGCCAACTGGAGAGACTACTTGCATGGGCAAGAGTCAGCTCCTGGAGAGGTGGAGAGGTGCGTCCTCGATGAAGTTTTAGACTTCGATCGACGGGTGTGTGAGCTTAGGCATCTTTTAGACTTGCCCAAGACTAGTAAGGCGAATGTTCGGAGAGATATTTCCAAGTGGATCCTGCTTTCGGTTTGTTCTTCCCTTGTTGGACAGATAAAATATGCGATTAATCTCATGTTTTGTCAGTTCATGGAGGTTGAGGAACCAATAGATGATGGATGTATGCTTGGATGGGATCTCTTCCCGAGGGATATTTCGCACTGGTTTAAGCTCAGGGCGCATGGCGGTAGGAAGTCCCTTGCAAGGGTTTCTGATTTTTACACGCTGTTTCAGGGTTTTAAGAAGGGTTTGCTCCCTATTAAGCCACATGAGATCGAAAAGAGTCTCAAGAAACATAAGGCTGCTCTATCCACTGATCGTGGTGAGCCTGAGTCGGCAGGAATTCTCTTATCTGTGATAGAGAATCTGCCCTTCGCGTTTGAAGATCGTCCGGAGAATTGCATTAGTAGTAAGTCTACGGTGCAGTATACCTTGCGGGATGGTGGTACGGTGTGCTTGTTGGATAGATGTTGCCGGATTCCTGATGAGATTTTAGATCCCATTTTGAGTCTGCCTTCTACCTCCTGGACTGGTCCGATTGAGGATTACTATTGGTCCCATCTTGGTTTAGAAGCTCCTAACTTTGTAGGTTATGAGTTCAAAAGAACCGGGGTGAGACCAGTCTATCTTCAGTCGAAGTCTATGGAGGAGTTGTTGGATGGGTGGAACTACCGTCGGGTATTGAACATGGTTCAACCTTCCGTGGTTCTCGAGCCTTTAAAAGCTCGAATTATCACCAAACCATGTGCAGGCCTATATCAGAGATTCACAGGAATTCAGAAGAGGTTACATACCCAGATGAAACGTTTTCCCTTTTTTGCCTTAATTGGAAGACCTCTAGATCAAGAGGACTTGCGTCCGCTGTGCAAACAGTGGCGACAGGGAATGAAGTTCGTCTCGGGTGATTACTCTGCGGCAACGGATAATCTGAAGATGTGGTTAACCAGGGCCATTGTGCGTCATTTATGTCGAAAGTTGAAGGATCCTGAACTTGTTAAGTCAATTCAGGAATCTCTTTACTCGACCAGGGTGGATTATGATCTAAAACCCCCTGTTAGTGACGATTATTGGCCCACTTATGAGGCGGATTGGTTCGAGAGACTAGGATCGATAGAGATGAAGAATGGCCAGTTGATGGGTCATAATCTGTCATTTCTCGTCCTCTGTCTCGCCAATTACGTTGGTTACCACGCGGCACAGGAGCTGACGAAGCAGAAAACACTTCGGTTTGGACGGGTGGACCCTGTCTTAATCAACGGAGATGATATTCTCTTCTGCGCTAAGTCGGACATGGTTAGGATCTGGAGGGAATTGGTCCCGGATTTGGGATTCGAACTGAGTGTCGGCAAGAACTTTGTTACAGATAAGTTCATGCAGATTAACTCTGAGCTTTGGATTCCGTATACGGGGGCGGTTGAACCTGGAGACTATCGTGTTCTTCATTGGCAGAAGGTCAAGTATGTCAACTTTGGATTGGTGACGAACCGGAGGAAAATGGACTTTGGAAGGGATGAGTCTGCGACCAGCTACATTCAGAAGATGGTGAGGGCTATTAGCCCGAGTCGGACGGATGGTATTCGAGATGTATATGAGAGACTTCTTAATCTCCCAGGTATAATCGAAGACTTCCGAGACAACTATTGTCCTGAACATAGGCGAGAGCGCGCAGAAGACCTTTTCATGCGTCATAATGCCTTCCTGGAGGGAATGCTACGAAAATCAGAGAATGTAAGCTTCAAAAGTCTCTGTCCTCAGTCGATGAGGGAAGCAAGTAGATTTCTTAGAGGGGAGGCCACTTCGGCAAGGTGGGGAATTCGTTTTCCAGCACTTAAGCTCATAACCCAAGACCCGTCTGAACTAGCCTCTGGTTTGGACTCCTACTGCGGGGCCTTACGGTCCTCTCAAAACTATCTTCGTAGAGTTGGTGGTGGATGGTTGCTGACTAGCGATAGCCAGCCTTCGGTCGCGACTTGCGAAACTTCTCTTGATCACGAGAGACGACACGGCATAAACAATGGCCGGGAGGCGAGGAGCCTCCTTTATGTCGAAGGGTCTGATAAAGGCAGTTACTTCTTCTGAAGAAAACGGATTTAGTTCCAGTTCCAGTTGAAGAGAACCCCGATTAATCAGTCCTTTGGTTTCGATTATAACGATCGG